CGAGTACCGCTACCTACGATCTCAGCAACAGCATTAGGAGGAGGCATTTCTGCCTCAGCACCAGTAACTGTAGCAGCAGCTTTTTGTAGACGCTTTACATTCTTACCGAATCGCTCAACAATACCACCCTTCTCACCCTTACCAACTAAGTTAGCAAAAGGATCAATAGCAAAGGTATCAATGATAGCTTCGCCTAATACAAGACTATCTGTAAGACCTAGTTTAGCTTGGTTGGCAATGTACTGAAAGTTACTGATCTTATCTTCACGAGTAGGCTGATCAACAACCTGTCCTTGATACTCTGTCCAAGGCTCTACAGATACAGTCCCTGTTCTTGCAGGAGTTGCTTGATACTCTTCCCATGGATTAGCCATTACTTAACTGCCTCCCAGTTATTTTGATCTGCAGGATCTCCACCTTTAAATCTAAATCCACCTTTTACTGCTCCAACTCTTGGAGCTGGTACTGGAAGTTTATATTCTTTAGGTAAAAGCTTTTGCTGTGCGTTAGCATCAATATTGCCTAATTCTAAAACCTGCCTAGCCTCTTCTCGTCCAGCCATATATCTATTAGCTGAATACACTTCTAGTGCTTTAACACCTTTTAGAATATTATCGATTTTAACATTAGTTGGTTTTCCTTCTAAAAATTTGTTAACACCGTTAATAACATCAGAAGCAAAACCCTCAGAACCTAGAATATTCTTAACTTCATTTTGTCCTATTTGAGCGTCGCCAGAAAGTTTTACTAACTCTCTTTGAAACAATGTAAGAGAAGTAGGATTGTTTTTAACTTCTTGTCCAATTGCAGCAATACGACCAATGTTATCTAAAGCTAGTTTAGGTTTTGCAGTGTACTCGTTAACAACATCTTTCGCTTGTTTTATTGTGGTAAACGGAATAGCCCCAGACTGTAACGGCTGAGCTACACCAGCAGCAGCTACTTTCTTTCTTTCGTCGAGTTCTCTTTGATTGTAAATAATAGCAGCCTTCTCAGGATCTCCACCAGCTTCTTTAAGAGCAATTGCATATAGTCCCTGATTAACTCGCTCACCAATTACAGGAGCTTGCTTAGTTACACCAGCTTGTTGAGCAGATGTTAATCCTACTAGTTGTTGATACTGAGGAGAAGCTTGTAATTCAGCAATCTGTTTCTCATTCAATGGTTGTCCACCAGCAGACATCTTAGCAATCTGAGATTGAACCTGAGCAGAGATAGGAGCAGAAACAATACCCATTTGTGCTGGGTTCTCAGTAACTGTCTTAACTCTGTCTAAGTACATCTTCTGAGCAGCTGTTTCAGCTTTCATTGCTTCTTGAGCAGCATAAGCTCTTGAGTCAGCATACTCTGCAGGTAAGTTCTCAGCTACAAAGCGGAAGTACTCAGGACTACCAGGAGTAAACTGTGAATCAGCTTGCTGCTTAACTTCTGCTACAGCTTTCTCTTTCTTTTGCTGAGGACTGTCCCCCATTAGACCACCAATCAGAGCACCGCCTAATTGACCAAGACCAATACCAATCTTCTCATAAGGAGACGAAGCTTGACCATACATACCAGCCCATAGCTTCTGTTGTTGACGCTGTTGTTCTAAAGGATCGTATCCTAGTAAACCTGTAGTAAAACTTGGAGCAATAGCCATAATATTTCCTTATTTTTTACCTGACATAGCAGTTCCAGTAGCACCAATCAAACCGCCCCAGAACTGAGCATTAGCAGCATTAGCAGCTTGAGTAGCACCATACTGAGTCTGAGCAGCTTGAGTCATGCCTTGACTGTATATATTAGCACCTTGTGTTTGACCAGGTTGTTGAGCAGTGCCTAACTGAAGTCCTAACTGGTAGGGCATCTGAGCCATCTGTTCTACTTGACCAGATACACCTAACTGAGTTTGTAATGGAGAGAATGCGCCAGCTCTTCCTTGTGCTTCAGTTCCTAAGAATCCAGCACCTGTACCAAACAAGCTAGTACCAAAACCAATACGCTGCTGTGCAGCTTGCTCTGCTTGACCAGCTAATGCTAAGTCTTGGTTAGCCATTGCATTGTAGTACGCAGCTAACTCAGGGTTAGTCTGCTGCATGTTACCAGCTACAGTACCACCAGTAGCTAAGCCACCACGACCAGTCTGAAATAACTGATTACGAAGAGCACCATATTGTTGTTCACGACCAGGGGCTAAGATAGCTTGCTGTGTACGCATAAACTCTTGAGCAGCTTGCTCAGGAGACGTAGCCATGTACTGCTCTCCTAAACTAAATGCTCTCTGAGCAGCAGGAGACAGAGCACCAAACTGCTCTGCTTGCCTAGAAGCAAAGTCGTAGCCTCCTCCAAACTGACCAAACAGTTGGTTCTGTAGAGCAGATAACTCAGGAGCAGCAGTATACCCAGCTGAAGATACATAAGGCATGCCAGTTGCAGGATCTGTAGATCGGGTAAACTGAGAAGTACCAAATCTTGTTGTCATTCCAACAGGACGAAATGCTGCAGCAGCTGAAGCCTCTCTAGCCGCTTGAGCCTGAGCTGCAGAAGCCCGTTCTCCAGCAGCTTTAGTTTCGTCAGCCCCTGTGAAGATATTAGCTATACCGCTTACTAATTTACCCATTATAATCCTCTACTATATATTAAATACATTCTGTTATCCTGTCCCACAAAAGGTTGAACATGTTTAAAACCGATTGTCTCTGAAAACTTAATTAACTTGTTATCTTCTTTGTCTAACATAGCTGCTAAAGGCACTGTTACTAAATTCTGTAGTACATCTAAATCTTTAAGGTATTCTTTCTTTACTTCTGGTGTCCACTTAAATACATCTGTATGAAACCAAAGCATGTTACTGTAGAGTTCTAGATACATCGTATAATCTCTACGATTTACTACTGGTACTTTTATCAAGCTGTACGCTTCCACATACGAACTACGATAAATGGCTGTACGTTAGCGTTAGTTGCACTTTCACCCTCAGTAGTCATATTTACAGTTATGCCAGTATTAGCTGTTTGAAGTACGGTTACTCCACCACCAACACAAGTTGTAGCTCCAACACCTTGAGATGGTTGAGAACCCGCACCGCCATAAACTAATCCACCAGACGACCAGTGGATATGACCAGGATCTGATACTGAAGCAGTATGAGTATGACTTACAAGAGTAGCATTCTTAGAACCACCTGTCTCTTCAGCAGTATCAAAGAGCGCATCACTAGCATCAAGACCAACCATAACACGACCTGCACCAAAGGCAGTCCATGTACCAAACCCTAAGAGTGTGTTTGGATTAGAAGAACTAGTTGCATTAATGTAGATAGAACCAACAGGGTACATAGATTGGAACGCAGCAGTTACAAAAGCTGTTGTTGCTAACTGAGTTGTACTAGAACCAGCACTAGCTGTAGGGGCAGCAGGAGTACCTGTAAATGTAGGAGAAGCAATGTCTGCTTTAGAACTAATAGCACCAGAGATAGAGTTAAACTCGTTATCTATTTCTGTACCTTTAACGATCTTGTTTGCATCACCTGTAGGTAGTGTATCTTTAGTAGCAAAGTTTGTGGCTTTGGTGTAATTACTCATAGTGTTTTACCTTGTTTAAGGAAGAAGTCTATCTTTTGAATTGAGAGAGGAGTACCATCAATGTCAGACTCAAAGCCTAACTGAAGAACAGTACCAGAACCTGATGCTGGGATGTTAGCAATATCCAAAGCAATACCATTAGTGTATGTAGCTACGTTGTATTCTGCTGTACCATACTCAAATACCTCTACTCGCTGCAGTACAATGCCACGAGAGAAGTAGTTACGAGTGTAGTCATATCCCCACTTAATAGCGATAGGCTGGTTAGAACCACCAATAGCTGTTACATTGATACGCTTAAGAATCTTATTTGTAGTAGCAGAACCAAAGTCAAAGTAGTTAGTGAAGTATGTCATACGATACTTAGCACCGTCATCTTCGTACAGATTGTACTTACCTATGTAGCCTGGCTTACCAATCAATAAGTCTCTAGCTTGAGTTACACAGAAGGCTGTAGGGTTAATCTGTTTCCATACAGTAGTTCTAGCTGCTCCATTTTGCAGTACACCTCTAGTGTCAAAGCAATAGGTAAATCCTGAACTAGGTAAAGACAACAAGTAGAAAGCATCTGTAGGAAAGTATGTAGCCTTGATATTCTTAGCTGTCTCTGATGCTACTAAGGTTAAGAGTTCATCTCGTACATTCTTAGAGATATCCCTGAATGGTAATGACTTCTCTTGAATTACACGTTGTAAGGACTGAACACCAGTAGAAGACAAAAACAATAAGTCTGTACCAATCGATGCTACAGAGTCTCTAGCGATACAACCAACACCTACAATAACATCGTCCAGCTTCATCTGTGAAGGATCTACTGGTGCGCTATAGATAACAATGTGCTTAGTACAGAAGATGATCAAGAAGCCGTTATGATCTGCAATAGCTACGATAGGATCATTGTTAGGAACTACTTCACTAATGTTAAGATATCCTGATGTACCAGTCTGCCATTCAGCAGGGTTTAGTAAGTCACTGAAGTATACAGTCTGTCTACTACCAGCCATGTCAGCTACCCACACACGACCATAAGCAGTCATAACACAGTTAGGAGTAAAGCTAGTTACAGTCTGTCCTACTGGAAGATTTGTAGCTACATCACCTAGACGCTGGAAACCATAAGAACCAGTATGAGCATGAGCAGTAGCACCTAGTTTATGAAACAATAAAGTAGGTTGTCCTTCTTGAACCAAGATAGCATGACCAGAAGGAGTAGCCCCTGTGTCATAAGGCATACCACTAATCTGCCAGTTATCATCGCTGATAGCATAGGTTAAGTTAGCTGTATCAGTACCATTACGAACCACTGCCTCGGTTAAGGTAGTAGTTCCAGTGTATATCTTGTTGTTGGCTGCAGAGATAACTACAGTACCATCGTCTTTAATAAGCTCATAGACGGCTTTAAACGAGCCTGTAGACGCTGCAGTGGTGTTGACCTTAGTCCACCCCTTACGAGCACCGATACGACCGTAGCGATCGATTACGCAGTTATTAGCCTCTAGTGCAAACCCACTGTCTAACTGAATAGAACTATCTTGAGTGTTTAATCCAGAGAATCCAGGAGCTGCGATCGAGCCAGTTGAGAGAGCTTCAGCCATTAAGTAGCCATCCAAGCAGATTCTTCAATGTAACGACTAGACTCGATAGCGATAGCGTCAGCTAAGGACTGGTTATAAATGAATGCTATTTCACCTGCTAAGATACCGCCATCTTCACCACGCTCTGCAATAGCCCTTGCAGCAGCATTAAAGATGACAGGCTCAGAAGGAACTAATAGAACATCAGCATCAGCAGACAAAGCTACTTGTGGTTTGATGATGTTAAAACGAACCTCATAAACCCCATTAGGAATAGGGAATAAATCTACCTGTGTGTCACCGTTGGAGTTTGTACCGTTGAAGTTGTAGTACGCAGGAGAACCCTTTTGTACTGAAGTTAAGAGGAACTGTTCGTTCATCCATCGACTAGTAGCATTTTGTACTATACTATTACTAGTATCATTTAAGACATCAAGAACCCTAAACCGTTGTCCAGAACCAACAAGAACATAGTTAAAGATAGTATCAGAAGTAGAGGCAGTAAGTGTTTCTGATAAGGCATTCCAAGCATAGGCATCTTCTACCTGACGCTTAGCATCGTTAACGAACTCACCAATAAGTTTAGAATAAGCATTATCCGCTACAGATGAAACCTCAGTTTCCCGTAGTCTTCGCAGTACAGAATTTACCAGCTGGATGTAGTTCATTTATTTTCTCTATGTTTATTAAGATAGCTAATAGCAGAAGCTAGTGTTTCAATGTTTTCTTTGAACATTCCTAAACCTACATTACATTTGGAACACAGTAAATCACGGACTTTACCTGTTGCATGGTCATGATCTACACATAAACTACTAGTTTCTTCAGCTTCATCTATTCCGCATATGCTACATTTGTGTTGCTGTTTAAGCAACTTCTCTTTATATTCCTCAAGAGTTATGCCGTATTTTGTTTTTAGTTTAGACCTTTTACCAGCTTCTTTGCCTTTAGGAGTACCTAAGTAGTTTTTTATTGCTTTATATTCTGTCTTAGATTGATAGGCTTTGTTTGCTCTTTTCTGAGAATCTAGTTGTTTATAAGGGTCGTATTCTTTTTGGTTCGCCATAACCTATATTATATCACAATTTAGTATAAAAGTCAAGCATTCTTTCTAGCAGTCCCACTTCTTGAGTGCTAGAGCCTTACGAGTTGGTCTACCCTTCTCATCCTTCATAGCCCCTTTAACACCACTCATGCGAGCACAAAAGGACTTACGACGACCAGCAGCTTTAGGGGACTTCTTAGCCTCAGCAGCAGACACAGGAGGCTTAAGATTAGATCCAGTCTTCTTGTTGTAGTAGTCTCTGCCCTTCTGATTGAGTCCACCTTCAGGGTTTTGGAACGCTTTCTTAGGCATTATTTCTTCTTAGCTGTCTTAGCAGCATCCTTAAAGTCTTTAGCTGAAGGAGCACCTTTGCTACCTACCTTACGCATCTTCTCACCAGAGCCAGCAGCTATCCGCTTTTTCTTGGCTGCGATGTTGGCATACAAACCAGGCTTAGTAGCCACGACTCATACCCATCTTCTTAGCTGGTTTAGCTTTAGGATTAGTCATCTTAGCTCCTGTCTTCTGAGCATACGACTTAGCTTCTTTCTTACCCTTAGCTGTGTATGGGAACTTCTTGTCTTTGACCATTGGCATATTATTTCCTTTTCTTGGGTTGTGGTTTAGATTTACCTGCTGTACTCAGTGCGATAGCTACTGCTTGCTTCTGAGGTCTTCCTTCTTTAACCATCTTAGAGATGTTTTTACTTATTGTCTTCTCTGACTTACCTTTAGCTAGTGGCATGGTTAGCTTCCGTTCTGATATGCTGTGGATTGTACAATCTCTACTGTAAAGATACAACTCATAGTAGCTCCTGCTTCAGGAGTAGCAGTAACATAGTCAAACTCGTCCATAACCATACGACCTTGGTTGAACTGAAGAGCATCTCCTGCACCTAATGACTTAGCTCCTACGATAGGAACAGTAGCAGATTCACTAACATCATGCACTGCAGAAGAGATAGTTTTAGTTGAACCCCCTGAATTAGCTAGAAACAATAATGTAGCTATCGCCTTACATCCTTTAGGTACTGTATAAATAGTATTAGATGAGCCAGCTGTAAGATTCTTAAATACTGTGAGTTCTCTCATGGTTACTTTTTAAATATCATTTCAGACACATAGCTGATGAACGCACCAGCAACTGAGGCAACACCCATCAAAGCCCACAGAGAACCTTTACTACGCTCTGCCATAGCCACTAACTTCTTAATGTCTACTTCTAAAGCATCTACTTTACGCTCTAAGTTCTCTACGGAATTAACTAACTTGCCGTACTCAATAGGGTCAATGTCTGTCATTACATTTGCTTCCAACTTGCTGTTAATTCATCCCAAGCATAAAACTTGCCGTCAGTTGGCATTGGTGTTGGGGCAATCCACTTATTATCTACAAGAACCCAACTAGCGTATGGTTGTGGCGCAGTAAAGACACCATCGTTATATGTGTAGCCAACACCAATGCCATTGTTTAAAACTGCTATTGTGCCTTCTTCAAAAGAAGGGGGTGGATTGTCAGGTTGAGTTTCATACTCAATGTAGTTAATAACTAATCCGTTTTGAATGATTGCGTATTTGTTCATAGTCTTATCCAAAATAAGCAGTTACGCTAATTAGTCCACTACCGCCTGCTGATGGTGTACCAGTTACTGAATTAGACCCAGCCGCACCACCTGCGCCAACGGCATAAGAATAAGTTGCAGAAGGAGAAGTTATTAATTTTCTAACATATCCACCAGCACCTGCGCCACCTCCAAAAACAGCAGCACCTGATGTTCCACCAGAACCTCCGCCACCACCAAACCCTGCACTTTGAGCAGGTTGTCCATCACCGCCGCCACCAGCACCTGCGCCAAATGCGCTATTTCCACCACTATTACCCGTTCGACCGCTACCTGAGCAAGCCCCTGATGCTCCACCACCAGTTACATTTACATCGCCACCAGAAGCCGAGCCGCCAATACCAGCAGTAGCGTTTGCTAAACCAGCACCTCCACCGCCAGCAGTTAATGTGCCAAATGTTGTATTGCCACCAGCAGCGCCTTCCTGACCAGAGTTGTAATTTGCATTTCCACCAGCACCGCCACCACCAGCACCAACGCACTCAATGATTAAATACTTAGCACCCGTTGGTGTTGTATAAGTTCCTGAACTGCTTGTATATACAGTTACTTGTGGTACAGCAACACTTGCAGTAGTTACAGCTGTTACTAAACCTTTAGCATTTACCGTGATAACTGGAATCAAAGAAGAACTGCCATAGGTATTTGCAGTAACCCCTGAGTTATCTAAAGAGATAGCAGGAGTAGCTCCACCACTTGACGATATAGGAGCAGTTCCAGTTACGGATGTTACTGTTCCAGTTGTAGGTGTAGTCCAAGTAGGAGGAGCATTACCAGCAGAGGTTAATACTTGACCGCTTGTTCCATAATTAGTTCCACTAGAACCAAAAGAAACACCACCAGCAGAAGTAATACGCATCTGTTCTGCGCCATTGGCATAAAAGGCTGGCACACCGAAACCTGTTGCGTCATAGATACCAATTCCACCTGAACCATCAGAACGAACTTTTCTGAATGCCCAAGCACCAGCAGTATTGTTAATTACAGAAACAACCCCAGCACTTCCTTGTGCAACTTCTAAAGTTCCGTATGTTGGGCTAGTAGTACCTAACCCAATATTTCCACCCGCAGCTTTATAAAACTGTCCTGAACCTAGATTAACTACACCAGTACCACCTGTGAGTGTACCTGTGTAGGCTACTGTAGAGAACGCACCTGTAGATGCTGTAGATGCACCGATAGAGGTGTTGTTTATTGAGCCACCAGTAATAGCAATACTGGAAAGATTTACTGAAGCAGCAGAAGCAGCAGCAGCAGTTGCTGAGTTAGAAGCGTTTGTTGCTTGAGTTGATGCTGTACTTGCTGAACCTGCAGCAGCAGTGGCAGAGGAAGCAGCAGCGTCTGCTGAAGACTGAGCTTCAACAGCTAACTGAGCAACTAATGTAGCTTCGCTTGAAGAATCATTTACAGCATCACCTGAGCCACCTGCTCCACGATAGATTGACATTTAATCTCCTTGACTTGTTTAAATACACTCTATGGAATGTACTTAAAGAAACTCCCCCATCCAAGGTCAGATAGGACAGGGGAGGAGTTACTACTTAATGCTTAGCCGTTAACTGCTAATACAAAGCCAGTTTCTGGACGCAATACTTTAACACCGTACAGCGTGTCGGCAGTATACAGAGTCGAGAGATACTCTTGCTTGTACTGAGTCTGTGAACGAACACCCATCTGCTCAGCCAACACCATTGTATCACGGTGAGCCAAGATAGCTGCTTTAACATCGCCACCAACGCTGTTGTTAGCATCAGTTTCGATAACTGGGCAGTTGCTCGATACATAGATATCGATACCATACAGCTGACCAATCATGCCGTTCTGAACACCACGACCATCAACAAAGTCGCTAGAATTGTAGCGATCGATGCCCATGATAGCAGCACGAAGTGATGGAGGAACTGCGAAGAAACGACCATCCATTGGGGTATCAGCATCGTCCATGAGCTTGATCAAGGCACGGAAGCCAGCGTCAGTGAATACGTCGCCTGATACAACTGTGTCTTCTGCGTAAGCAGTTAAACCAGAAGAAGAGTCGATGTAATAGCTGGTGCTGTGTGTCCAGTCAGAAGCATCACCGTTACCGAAAGACTTACCTAATTGGAACAAGGTGTCGTCAATCTTCTTAGCCAATGCATAGCCAGCATCTTCTGTGTAGAAGCGACGGAGTGATGCAAGAGCCTGAACTTCAACGATGTCCTCGATGAAACGTGAGTACTCAAAGTGCTGGTCTACAGAAACCAGAACTTCAGTCTCGGTATCAGCTTGGATTGTTACAGCTGTGTTAGCTGCCTTAGCAGTTGCTACACCACGAGTTGGCTTAGGAATGTGAAGCGTGTCACCTTTCTTGCCCTTCATGGTCATCTTGTTTACGAGATTTGCGAGAACCAAGTTTTTCTTATAAGCAGCTACTACTTCGTCACTCCAAATTTCTGGAATAAACTTATCTGCTTGTGTCTTTGCTACGATCGATCCCGATCCACCTGGGTATGTTGCTGTTGCCATTTTTAATGCTCCTAAATAAAATTATAAAATAAAGTTACCGAACTCGTCCTTCAGCGTAGGCATTGAGGATTTCATCTGCCATACTCTCGTATCGATTCGGATCTTGCATTCTTAAGCGAATTAAGTCTGCACGACGATATACTGGTTTACCTGTTTCCCCTGTACCACCTTGTTGCACAGCTGCTGCTTTGAGTGCTTTACTACGACCTTCACTATCTGTCTTCTTCAGTGCTTCATCTGCAGCTTTAGAGGTTTCCTCTTTTTGCTGCTTTAAACCACGCAACGACTTGTAGTTGTCTAGTAGTTCTAAAGCTGAATCAACATCATAGTTATTAGCATCATTGTAAAGACGCTGCCTTACCTTAGAACCTGCAACCCATTGTTGAAAGTCTTCAGACTGTGCTACACTTACAAAATCAGGATGAGTCTTTTCAATTGAATCTAAGGCTGCTCGTTGAGCTTGTACTGCTTGTTGCTCTTGTAGCTGTCGTAGAACTGGATTAGACTCTAGTGCCTGGTTGATTGCCTTTTGGGGATCATCAAACCAATCAATCTCTTGTGCTGGTTCAGGCTGCCTGTCGTGCTTGGTTTCGAGTTGTTGCTTTAGAAGAGAATCAGCTAACTTGCGTACTTCACCTACTTCTTGTGCTTGACGACCGATAAGCTTTTCAGCTTCTTGGTGCATACGAACAATCTCATCAAGAGATTTATTCTTATACTTCTCAGGCATTTCAACTTCGTTAGCAATCTCTTCAGGTTGTGCTGAGCTAGTGGCTTCAGCGTCTGGGATTGAACTTCCTTGTTGATTTAAGTCGGTTAAGTCTTCGTTAGATACTTCTTCTTGCAGTTCGATAAAATTAGCAGCCATATATACTCCTGTCGCAATGCGATTTTAGGATAATTAAAAATAGCTCGGTGATCAAGAGTTCACTTATGAGCCGTGATTTGCTGTTGTTTTCCTCTCCACAGCCAGCTTCTCAGCTCTCTGTCTAGCCCACTTCGATGTTGCTGAAGGGTGGTCGCCACTGATTGGATCTAAATAGATCCTCGGTGGGGTGAGGATACGGGTAGCAGTCCCGTCACATACGCTACACTGAACTTCTTTTGTGTCAACATCGACGAAAAACTCAGTGATATGCGAATCCTTACACTTAAAATCGTACATTCGTCTAGGCATCATCATCCTCTACTAGGAGCTGCTCATAAACTTCTGTACTAGACTCTCTTAAAGTCTTGATCCAGTTCATAATGGACAGTTCGCCCTTCTTGAAGTGGAGTTGTTGTTCGGTTTCTATACCGCCTAAGCGGTCTGTAGCTTCAACCATTGTTATAATGTCATCAACCAGGTCTTGCCAACCCTTGGTAGCCATCATAGCAAAGCGATTCTCGTAATAATCCTGTAATTCTCTATTCATTTTAATCTTTTTCCTTGACTTTGGAGATTAATTGTGATACACTGTAAATATTATACCACACTTTTGGTAAAAAGTCAAGTGTTTTTTATTAGTTTATAAAAACTGCTCTAAACTGTCATATATGCCACTAGCAGTCCTCTGCGCCAGCGTAATCGCTAAAAGTCTTTAATACTTCGTAGATTGCTGGAATCAAATCACCTTTAAGGTCTTCCATAGCGATGTAATGTGCGTTCTCTTTGACGGTAGCCATGTTGCCATGCCGAGCATCTTCGTTGTAATAAATTGCAACTTGAACTTGGATTTGGTCTTTTGTACCAAAAAAGTTCGTGATTCGTGCGTAGGCTTCAGGGGCTGGTACGCCAAATTGGGTTTCTACTGCTAGTTTTAGTGCCATGTAAATCTCCTTAGAAAGTCATTTCTGTTGTGCGGATTTGGCAAACAGTACGAATAGTCGTTGCCGCTTGCCCTGTAAAGGTAACTCGTATTCCACCATTGGTCGTATCGGCTGTTACTGCAATAGCCCAAGTAGCTGCGCCTGCATCAGCGTGGGTAGACAATACTGTAACTCCAACAAGGGTAGTAGCCGCAGCGTTAGCACCTCGTTTAATTACACCTTCAATAGTCCAGCCTTTAGTATCTCCACCAGCAGTCTTTCCTGAGATAACTTCACCTCTAAAAAAGTAAGCAGAGTTATTAGGTAGTATTACTTGGTTTATTGTGCTGGCGGCTGCTGAGGTAGAAGTAAGAGCAGTAGCAGTAGCATCCGTTGTTTCTCTTGCAAGAATTAATAAAGCTGATTGTGATACACCTGATGCAAAAGCAATAGGAACAAAACAGGCGGGGAAAACATGGTTTCCTGAAATTGCTCTAGTAGTTCCATATCCACCGCCAGCAACAAAAGAAAATCTACCTGATGCTGTATTGCTGTAACCGCCTACTACGGAAGTGTAATCATTACTAATTGAATGTAAAATTCCACTACCCAAAAAAGAATATCCATTTCCTGTTATTGAGCTATTAAAACCACCCGCTATAACGGAATAAGGAGAGGTTGATGCAATAGTATTTTTAATTCCACCTACAACACTAGACCAGTCCCCTGCCGCACTATTCCTATTAGCCGCAGTACCAGCATCACCACCACCACCGATAAATGAATAACTACCTGTAGCTTGGTTATTACCACCGCCTACTACTACTCCATGAGGAGTAAAGAAAGATAGAGTGCTTGTAGATGAACCTGATGCGTTTTGGGAAAGGGTAAGGCTTGTTCCTGATATGGCGGCTACATAGGTGTTTGGAAATGTTTGAATACTAGTACCAGTAATTAACTGACCAACTTTAATGTTAGCGTTTGAACCTGACAGCGTTACGGCTGTAGTAGCGTTCATTGTTCCGCTTTGAGTTGTTACGGCAGAACCACTAGTTCCACTATTTGTAAAACCATTTCCAACAAAATTAAAATACCCTGCGGTAGTATTTCCATAACCACCAGCTATAGTTGAACCATAACCACTTGTTGTATTAGAAATGCCACCTAGTACTGAAGCGTAAGCATTTGAAGCAGTATTTCCAGCCCCACCAGCTACTGTGCTTGCAGCGTTATTAGATGTATTATTGCCACCACCACTAATGATAGACTGAATACCACTAGCAACTTGTGCCGCATTATTTCTACTTGTCTGCCAATCAACAGCATTAGTACCCCTAGCATTACCACCAGCAGTAGTAGATGTAGTAGCTTGTGCTTGTAATGCGCCTGTTCCTGCTGGTTGTAAATACAATGCACCATTAGACAGTAAACCTATTTCAGATACTCCACTAAAGGATAGGGTAGGAGTTCCGTAGACTGCTGTAGTGGTTGTGGGGATGTAGGTGTTGGCTGTTGAACCTAGTTCTACTTGTGCGCCCCAAATAAACAAACCATTGCCTGCAGTACCAGCGTATGTTGCATCAGCAAAAGTAGTGCCTGAATTTAGCATTGTAAAAATACCAAAGCCTGTGGTACCAGTAACAGTATATGTTCTTGTCATTGAACATCTGTACCAGCCATTACCAACAGAAACTATATCACCTGATGCAGAACCTGCTGTGGCAACAACAGTTCCTGTTGAAACATCAAAAGTAGCTGAAGCTCCTGTAACAGAATTTTCTCTAATTAAAAGTCTTATTCTTTCTGCTTGTTTTGCATAAACAGAAACTGTAACTACAGTTCCCGTCATTGTTATTGACTGAGAAATAAAATGAGAATTTGTTGTAGCGTTTTCAGCTAATTTGCTACCAGTATTTGTACCATCAGGGGCAGTTGTTGCGCTTCCAGTTACAGTTGCGTTATTTAATGTCCATGTAGTAGTAAATGTTTGGCTTTGTAAAAATAAGTTAGTACCCGTACCCCTTAACACTCCTGTCTGTCCTGTAATCGTAGTAGCGTTTACAGTAGATGGGGTAGTAGCACCGATAGCTGGAGGTGCAGATAAATCTAAAGTACCACCAAGGGTAAGATTACCAGTAGAAGTTACTGTACCGCTTAAGGATAATCCGTTAACTGTACCAGTACCTCCAACAGAAGTAACTGTACCAGCTCCATTGGTAGTCCAAGTAGTGTCGTAATCAGTATTACTTACTTTTGTTAGTACTTGACCTGTAGTTCCTCCAACAGCAATACCAACACCAGCATCACCTTTATCACCTTTAGATCCGTTTGCACCGTTTGAACCACCTGCTCCACGCTGTCCAACAATTGTTTTTGTTGTTTTTATTTCTGTACCGTCGGATAAAGTAAGAAGTAAAGTATCATCTAATGCAACCTCAGCATTAATAATTTTAGGAGCTTCTAATCCATCTTCTCCGTCTTTACCATCTACACCGTCTTTACCGTCTCTACCATTTACTCCAGATTTACCATCTACTCCAGGCTTACCGTTTAAACCGTCTTTACCTGGAATACCTTGTTCGCCTTTATCTCCTTTATCACCCTTCATTGCTTCTACAGAGTTGACAACACCATACAAAGATTCTAATTCTTTGTCAAGTACTATCCCAAGAGTCTCTACTTTTGCTTCAGTAGAAACATCAGCTAAAGTTATTTCTTTAAATTTCATTGCATAAACTGTTGTTTGAACTCAGCATCTGCTTGCTTCTGTGCTTTCTTGTTTTCCATCTGCATAGTAGCAATACGCTCATTCGACTTCATGTCTTCTATCTTGATTGCTTGGTCTGTTAACTTAATTTGCTTCTCAAAATCAGAAGAAGCAGAGTCTGTCGATGCTTTAGCTTGAGCTTCAATAGCTTTAATCTGTGTTTCTACTGGTATAATTTGAGTCTTAGCCACAGTGAGTTCAGCTTCAGCCATTGCTTTAGATGCCTCAGCTTGCGTCTTCTGTAAGGCAGCTTGAGCAGTCTGGAACTGCAACTGTTTCATTGCATTCTCAAGTGCTGTTTGATCAGGAGAAGGCTGGCTCATCTCTTGGAGGGTAGCTATAATCTCTTCACGATTAGACATGCTAGAGGAGGCTATAATGCCCTGCAACAGTACTGGAGTAATAGGAGACTGAGCACCTAGAGTAGACATTAAGCCCATCATCTGCTGTTGTTCGTACTCACGAGCTACCATACCCATAGTAGAAACAGGGATAAAGTTAAAGTCTTGGACTGGATAACGCTCAGGATCAAACTGCATGAACCTCCAAGCAGCCTTATTGATGAACGGCATCAGGAAATCTTCTTGGAAGTTGATCAAGGTACGCTTGTTCTTCTTCATAAGCCCTGAGAGAGCCATAGAGAGTCCTGCACCACTTGCCTCACCCCCTGCTACTTGACTAGGCATTGACGCACTGTCGATCGTTCCTGTGGCTTGTAGGAGCATTGACTGGAAGTTCTGTGCTGTTTGGAAACTAGCTGGATCAGTAACACCAAACTTGAATGGCATCATGATCTCAGCAGGATTGCCGTTGACAAGGAAGCTCTTACCTGGACGTACTTCGTACTTAGCACCACGAGGAAGCCTTGTAGCGTCCATCGCCATCATAGGGGATGTGGTTAAAGCTAAGGAGTCTAGGTGGCTACGGATCTGAGCATCAATAGCCTTCTGCATATTGTAGCCCTTCTCAGCAGTACCACGACCCCAGAAACGACCTGGCATCGAGTCAGCTTGATAAGCAACAATAGGACGATCCTTCATCATGTAAGGGGACTCTTCAGCTTTGAGAAGCCACTGGTCATCCGCAATCACAACGATAGCCTCTACCAAGTTCTGATAGTCTTCGCCTTTAGAACCTTCAGGGAACAGGTCTACTATCTCGACTCCATCCTTCTTATCGATGTTCTCAAGGTACTCACGAGGCACTAAACCATAGTAGCGAACAACACGAATACGGTCGTCTTGCTTGTGGGTTACTTCTTGTACTGGCTCTAGCTCCATATTGGAGTAGCTAGGCATGACATTAACCTTACGGTATGTACCATCAACCATACCCTGTACAATGGTGTAGTAAGGGACATACTCTTCGATAGCAACACCAAGAGAGTCTTCTACGTCTGCTGCGTTAGGGTCGATCAGGAAGTTACGAGGATTGACAGGGTGGAGTTGAACCATGAACTGCTTCTTCTCTTGTACACCGATAGCTGCCATCTCAGTACCAGGGATAAGCTCAGTAGCTGGAGACATCACTGTACGCTCTTCTATGGTAATCTCACCGATACCAGTACCATACAGTTCGCCTAGAAGGATAATGTTGTCTAGGGCTTTCTTAACCTTACTTACCTTGAAGTCCTCATGCATCTGCTGACGCACCAAAGCAACATCA